CATAACCGTTGCGGTTGCACCGTGGAACCCATCGAGGTTGGTTCGCCTGCAGCTTACGGTTTCCAGACTTTTAGCCCTGGCTCTGTTTTCGGTGACTCGCTCATCGAAGAACATGGCGAACTGGGTCCTGTGATTACTAACAAGCACAACCAGTTCACTGGCGAAAGCCAACTCCCTGCCGACTATAAGCGGATGCTTGCGACGGCAGAGCAAGTTTCGGGTGCATAACCCGTTTGTTTTCCAGCGCGTGAGGCGCGGATTCAATAAATGAAAGTGAGGCCGTGATGGCTGACGAAATTACCGCTGATGGTGTTGCACCAGAGGCAGAGGGTGTTGCACCTTCTGACGCTCCTAACGATGCCACTGAATCGAAGCAGGACATTCCTGCCGAGGTAAAGAATGCCTTGAAGAAGGCAAATAAGGAAGCGGAGACGCTTCGTCTAAAGCTGAAGGAGTACGAGGACCGCGACAAGACGGACCTCCAGCGACTTCAGGAAGAGCGAGACGCACTCAAGAGTGAGCGCGACATTCTCAATCTCAAGACTCTGCAGCGTGAGGTTGCAGATGAAAAGGGCCTCACACCCGCCCAAGCCCGCCGCCTTGTCGGTTCTACTCGTGAAGAGTTGGAAGCCGATGCTGACGACATCCTCGCATCGTTCCCTGTAACCCCAGCCAAGCCGAAGTTCGGCGACGTTGGTCAGGGTGCTCGCGGAGAGTCAGCGGCTCACATTTACACCCGTTCAGAACTCAACGACTTCACCTTCTATCAGGCGAACAAGGCTGACATTCAGCTCGCTTACAAAGAGGGTCGGATTGCCGACGAGTAACAAAGAAAGATAACCGCAAATGGCGAACATCACTCGCACCTCTGCTGGTCCATTCATCCCACAGATTTGGGCCAACACCGCACTTGAGATTCTGCGTAACCGCGTAGTTCTCGCAAAGCTCGTAACTCGCGACAGCGACCTGGCTGCCTTCCAGGTTGGCGACACCCTGAACATTCCATACCCTGGTGCGTTCACTGCCAACGACAAGGCTGCTAACACTGCAGTTACCCTGCAGGTCCCTACCGCAACCACCACCACCGTTACCCTGAACAAGCACAAGGAAGCTTCGTTCCTCGTTGAGGACGCAGCCCGCGCTACCGCTAACCAGGACATCATCGCCCGCTACATGGAAGCAGCGATCATCCCTATTGCGGAGCAGATTGAGTCCGACCTGCTCGGCCTCTACAGCGGCTTCAGCAACTCGGTTGGTACCAGCGGCACCGACATCACCGCCTCCACCATTCGTTCGGCTCGCAAGAAGCTCAACGACCTGAAGGCTCCTACCGACAACCGCGCCCTGGTCGTTTCGACCAAGGACGAGATTGCCATCCTCGGTGACAGCAACCTGCAGACCTTCTTCGCCTTCGCTCAGGCTCAGGCTCCTAAGGAGGGCTCGATTGGTCGCCTGTACGGCTTCGACGTTTACGTTTCGCAGCTCGTTCCAGTTGTAACCGGTACTCCTAACAGCACCAAGAACCTGGCTTTCAACCCAGGCGCAATCATCCTGGCTATGCGCGGTCTTCCTGACGCTCCTGCCGGCACTGGTGCACAGACCTCGGTTGTTCAGGACCCTGTATCGGGCCTGAGCCTCCGCGTCACCATGGCTTACAACGCCAGCAACCTCGGTGTCCAGGTGACCGTAGACGTTCTCTACGGTGTCGCCAAGCTCCGTGACGAGAAGGCCGTAGTAGTCCTCTCCTAGTCCTTAGTGGCTAACTGCTGAGGGGTGGGGGCGTGAAGCCCCTGCCCCTCGGCTCCCCCAAAAAAATAGAAACAGAAGGAACCGTGATGGCTCTATTCATTTCCAACGGTGTAGGCGTCAACTCCATCGAGGACGATGCACCAATCCCAGCAGGCTGGGCAACCATTACCGAGGCTGAAGCCAAGAAGGCTAACCCTGCCCTGTTCGGTGCCCCTACCGACGAGTTCAACCGCGTTCTCGGACCTATCCCAGGCGACGACGCACCTGCCGCTAAGGCATCTAAGTAAGTAAGTTCCCCAAGGAGTTCAGCGTTGTCACTTTCCAACTTCGCCACCACTGATGACGTGGCAGCACTTTTGCAGCGCGACCTGACAG